TTATTAAATCACTAAGCATTAATTTTAAAATAGCCGGACGATATCTATGAGCAGGTTTTGAATTATGAGGGCCTTTTGTTTGATATAACATTTTATCTTGCGGATTCCATTCAAATGTTAATTCAGGCCATATAGGTTTTTTAGTACGAAGACTTAACATATTCCCATCAGATGTTTGACAGTTACCACAATGTCCCATAGCTGCTGATTCAAACTCGTGTGTTCTATATGGTAACCACCACCAATCATATTTGTTATCTACTGGTAATATTACTTGATCGCCTTCCATTAATTTAATATCCGGACGACCTGCTAATTTACGAGCTGCTTCGTTTTCTGCATGTATTCTTTGTTCAGCTGCAGTTGCATTAGTAATAAGATTATCAATTTGTGTAGTAGCTGGTCTAATTGCTTTAACTAAATCCTTCATATACTGTGAATCAGCATATTCTGATGTAAAGAAATGTGCTAGTTCATTGTTTAATGAATTAAAATCAGTAAATTGATACTGGCCAATCATTGCAGCAAACTTACCTGCAAACTTAGGATCGTTCTGTTTATAATAAGTTTCAAGTAATGACAAGTACCATTGCATTGCTTGTTCAGATGGTTTTGCACCCGACTTAAATGCTTGTTCGGCAAAACCAACTAATGCTGCTAATTGAGTTTCATCAAGTACACTTGGATCGCCCGGAATTGCAGGTACTGCAGGCCCCCATTGTGTTTCTGGCTTTTCTGGAAAGCCTGCTCGCATTTGAGCAAATTCTTTATGTAGTTTAGCAACTTTAGTATCGTATGCTTCAAACAGATTTATTGTTTCGTATAATTCGCGTAACCGCATCGTAAATCCTTTAAAATATATTTTTAGTATTTATGCTAAAAATCGTCTACGTCTAAATTGTTTATTAGGTCTCTTAATGCAGTGCTTTGTATTCCTGCTGTTACTTTTGGACTGCTTTCTGCTTCTACTGTATTTCTGTTTTTAATAGAGTTTAAAAGTGAACTACCCGCTGATAATGTACTAGCATTACCATAGCCTTGATCTTCTTCTAAGTCTGTAATGCGCAATGTATCGATGTCATATTCTAAATCAATCTTCATGCCAACGCCGGAACTACTACGTGTTTTCATAAGCTGAATTTGATATCTACCACGCTCACGCATTGCTCTACTTGTAAAGATACCAAACACGTTATCTGCAGTTTGAATTTTACTTAACCCGCCTGAGATATGACTATGGTCAAATTCTACTTCTTCTACTGCACCTCTATTAAGCTGTGCCGCAGTAACAAACACACATTGTTTTTCTACTGCTAAGTTTCTAAGTTCTTCTGATACATATTTGTCTTTAATGAATAAGTCTGCCGGGCTAATCTTTTTACTCATTGGCATTAACAAGTCTAAGTAATCTACTAGCAATACGTCAACTTTTCTATCTGTTTTAATTTCATACTCTTTTAAGTATGATCTAATATCGTTAGCAGTCTTACCTGATGGCATATATTTTACTTGTAATGACCCGGACTTCTTACCAATCATTCTAACTTTAAGTTCTACATCTTCAATGTTCTTAAATACTTCTCTAGTTGAAATACCTGTTATCATACTATCAATACGCATTGATACAAGTTCTTCACTAAGCTCTAGTGTAAGGTAAACTACATTAAGTCCTGCTAGTGCCCAGTTAACACCTAAGTTAGCTAGGAATAAACTTTTACCTGCACCTGAACCACCTGCAAATATATTAAGCTCACCTCTGTTCATACCACCAAACAGTTTGTCATCCATGTTCTTCCAACCAGTAGATACTTGGCCATTCTTATCCTTAATCTTCATAAGTCGTTCACGTGGATTAGCAAAGTAATCGGTACCTAAGTCTTTTTGCAAACCAATTTGCACTGCTTGTTTAATTTTGTCTTCAACTGGACCATACTCGCCTTTTTCAAGTAAGTCAGCTGATTCATTAATCGCACGTTCAAGACCTTTGTGTCTAATAAACGTTTCAAAGTCATTAAGTAACCAATCATAATGTTCTTCTTTAAGTCCTTCTACAGGTTTAAAGTCACCTTGTGTAGCAGCATTAACAATTTCAAGTGTTGGCATTACGTTATGTTCGTCAACATAGCTGTTTATAAAGTCTGCCGGTTTTTGTAATTTGCGATCAAATAATCTATGATCAAAAATAGATTGGCATCTAACAAATGTAGCGGCATCACTTATCATCATTTCTAAATATAACTTTTGTATATCATAACCATAGTCTACGTTTTGTGCCATTTAATATCCTTTAATTTCAATATGTTTAGAAGTATTATTACCCCAAACAAGCCGTTGTTTTGTGTGCCACAATATTGCACCAATTGCACTACTAGGGTCACCTGGATTAGGTAAACTCCAAACTTTTTCCCAATTGTGTAACGATTTTTTATTAGCTGAACTGTTCATTGCACAGCCGCCCATGTATACTAAATTATACGACTTTGTGAGTTGAAATGCAACCTCAAGAACTCCATATAGTTGTTCTTCAAATACCTTTTGTACTGCTGCTGCGATATCAGTTTGATCTTGTAAGTTCTTTATAGGATGTGGCCAATCTAGTACACCTCTGTGTAAGTTGCGAGTAAGTTTAACTGTTCCATTAAAATAACTCTTTACTGTATTATAATATCTAGCCGGGTCTCCAACTTCTGCAGACAATTGTAATAGATGCTCTTGTTGTATTGGCGTAAACCCAATTAGTTGTGTAAATGCTGAGTAGAATAAACCTAAACTATTTGGATAAGATGCTGACCAAACTTTTGTTAAGTTATCACCTTTGCCGTGCCAAATAGTAGCACATTCAAACTCACCAATTGCATCTAACACCACTACTGCAGCATCAGTAAACGGACTGGTATAATAACCGGCTGCAGCATGACTAGCATGGTGTTTAGTATACGTAAGTGGAATATGACTAAGGCCGACCTTCTTTAAATGCGCAGTCGGTAATGATGACATATCAAATGCTGTACTGTATTGTCCTGCATATAGTTGTCGACCTTTCTTAATCCATGGATTTTCGTACCAATAGATACGATCAGGTCTTCCGTGCATTAGTGCAAGATCTATACTTGATTCAAGTATATCGTTAGAATTATCAATTTGGAAGAACTCTAGCTTATCAGTAATAACTGCTATGCTAGAGCCATGATTTAATGCGTTTATGCCCCAACTAATCATTTGTATATAAACGGGTCTCGTTTACGGAGTTCTTCAATACGTTTATTGTATGCACGATCTTCTTTCCACTTAGTGTATGGTCGTAGTATAATCTCTAAAAGTTTTTTCATAGTGTTACCTCTTTAAAAAATTGTTTTGCTCTTAATTGAATCTTAAGTGCGTAGCTTTGTTTTGCATTAATAATTAGCCACAGTGTAGTTAGTCTACCTAGTTTAATGACAGCGTCATTTACATCTTTAATCCCTACAGGCCATTCTGGCATACTAACAGACCAACCATATTCAATAGCCTGTTCTACAGTAGCTGGGCCTTCGTGATCCCTATCTGGTACTAATATAATTTCCTTGTTTAATCGTTTAAGTAGCCAATCTTGTTTATCTTTAATTTGTGAACCAAGTATAGCACAGCCGTCTATACTAATTGCATCAATTGGGCCTTCGCATACAATAACAAATGTACGTTCATAAGATTGTCTATCTAAGTTAAAAACAAAATTTGGTTGTTGCTCTGAGAAGTACCGTGGGTTCTTATTTGAACCAATGCGTCTTGCAGTGTATCCTACTAGTCTGTTTTCGTAGTAGTACGGGATAATCAATCGATCATTAAATCCAGTTTTAGGAGTCCAATGAAACGGGTAATCGTCTATACATAAGTTACGGTTGGCCATATATTCTAACACCGGAAATAATGGTTTAGGAATGTTATTTAAGAATGACCCAATCGGTGCTGCATCAATTGGCAGTGTGCGATTTTCAAACTTAGGTAACATTGTTTCTAGTAGTACAGTTTCAGATGCTTCTAGTCTAAAAGCTTCTAAACTAAGTTTAGAAATTTCTGAATCGCTCATATGCAAGTACCGCATAAAGTCTTTCATATTTTTACTAATGTGCCGACCTGGTTGCCAACTAGCTTTAAAGCTACAATTGAAGCAGTGAAATGTAACTGCATCGCCATCGTTTACAATAAATCCGCCACGATACCGGGTATCCTGGCAACACGGAGCGTTGCCAGTTATCCATCCACTTGGAGTTTTTTTAGTTCGTCTACCAGATTGCCAGTACATTAACAATGTATCTGTAATAAGGTTCATAATAGGTATGTTTAGTTTAAAAGTATATTATACTACCAAACGGTTACTTTGTCAACAGTACCGGTTGGATTGATTGGACTATTGCCTTGGTATAATACTCTAAAATATTTAAAATCTGCAACATCAACGTTGTCAAATGTGATAGGAGTTGAGCTTGGTGCAACAATAGTTCGTTCTGCTAACTTAACTGCGTGTAGGTACGAATTAACACTAATAGTTGATGCAGTAGTAGCTTCTAACCATACTTTACCAATAAACCCAGTTATTGAAATTTCAAATGATAATTGTGTAGTTGGCACTGCTTCGTAAAACGTAGCAGGAATTGAACTAGTATGTTTTACAACATTGCCCATATAATCAATTTCGCCGCTAAACGTATTATAAATTTTTTCATTTCGGAAAGTTGGCATTGCGTTGCCAATAAGTTCAACTGTACCAACTGCGCCAAACTTAGTATCAGCATACAGCATAACATCGGCGCCATCCTTAACTGCACTAACACTATATGTTAAAAATTGGGGAGTAAGATCAACAAGATCTTCTTGTGGTATAGTAACTTTAGCAATTCCTTTTTTATCAACAATTGGAGCAACTGCGTATGGACTGTTAGGTAGGGCATTGCCAGAAACATCCATAAGGTTTAGTTCAATTACACTTAACGTAGTTAAGTCAATTCGTTTTTGATCTGCGTTCTTAATATCGAACTCAATGGTATTATCAATACCATTATAAATTTTTACATTTCTTTGATACACTGATGTGAACTCCACTGTAAATCCAACCAGATCGGCGATAAGTTCGATTCGGTTTGGGTATAAATAACTTGATATTTTTTGCATTGGCAATATCCTTTATATATATTTATGGCAAACTTAAGAGATAACATAGAACAAAATTTACCGTTTATTAGTGTGATTACTTACGGCAACGATGAATATGTTGGTATAATTACCAACCAAGATCAGTACGTAACAAGTTTCTACGACTTAAACGCAATACTATCAGCTGACGATAAAGTAACGTTTTTAGAGATAGGCGAGATATGGTGGTGGGAATCTAATCGACAATTTCCAATATCTATATTTTGCAGAGAAGAACTGCAACCATTTAGTTATGCAATTAAAACATTTAATAGCAAAGATACTCGTATAATATTAGGTCCAGTAGTTAATTTAATGAACCTAACAGTTAAACGAGTTAAACGTAAATCTGTTCAACTCGTCCGAAAACCTTAAACCTCTTCACAAATTAAATTCATCTGCACTACAATCGCCATTGCATAAGCAATTGCATGCGATTTACGGAATGCATACCCGGCGTCAGCGTCTGAGTGTTCCCATATGTCTGTCATCACCGTAGTCCATTCTTTCCCAATCAAATAGCGTTTCGCTGGCCTTATCATCGCCAGGACTGCAGCTAATTGTTCCACGGAAGTCGGCTGCATCTGTTTCAGAATATCTATGTGCCCGTTTATATGAAATAGTAGATTTACAAAGTCTTCTTGAAGTAATAGTTCCCATATTGGTTCAGTTCCCATTAAATGTAGTAGATGGTCGTTATCTCGAATGTCTTTATATATCATAACATTGAGAAAATCAATTTTAAAATAACCTCTGTCTTCAGCTTCTTTATAGTCAATTGTACTCACCCCAGTTACTGGATTGTGTGGTATATTGTGACAGTAGATGCCTGTATTGTGTTTTTTTTGAATACTAATAGCTGCCGTAACATGTTTTAATTTTGACAGTGCTAGATCTCTATTAGCAAAGTCAATGTCAATATCCGGCATAGGTGATGAACCTCCAATGATAATCTGGTTTTGTTTCAATCGCAATATTTATGCTCATAGATTACTCTCCTTAACTACAGTTTTTACAAGCTCTACGTCAGCTGATCTATGTTTAAACTTGTTAAACCAAAACGGTATATCTAATACACTGCTCACTGCTGCAAGTTGTTCATCGTTAAATCGTTTTATCATTAATTTGCCAGTATTTGAATTTAACACAATCCACGGACTAATCTTTCCATCTTTAATATCATACATTGCTCTATTTAAACTTACATATGAAAAGTAATGATTCCATTGTGCGTTATTTGCATCACCCCAATCTAACATGTGATTAATGCTACGTTCTAACGCAGTTTCTACTGATTCAGTTTTAATTAAATCTACAACATACTTGTCGTATAACTCATCTCTACACCAATGATCTAACTTAGTGCCACTAGTTACTACAAACACAATAAACTTGTCAGGATACAACGGTTTTACGTTACTAACAAAACTTCCAAACTTAACAAACGCATTATAATACGGACTTTTGCAAAAGTTTTCGTATGTCTTTACACCATGAAAGCTTTGTGTTTTTTGAAAAAATATGTTGTATGTTTCGAACCCTATCACTACATGTTTTTCTTTTTGTGCCAATGCTCTACGCTTTGATTCACATACATGAACCATAAGAGTAGATTCTTTTACAAATTTACTCTTGCAGTACTGGCATTCAAATGGTTTAGGCTGTAAACTCATCATTTAAGTTTCTTTTTAATATCTTTATCTTCAAATCCGTAGTCTTTAGCTAACTTAGTTATTTCTTTAGTCGGTGTTAGTTTTGCTAACATTTCAACTTCTTGCATCTTCATAGCAGGATTAAGCTCGGCTAAAAACTGTACTTTCTTATTATCGTTACCGTCTTTCTTTTTGTTGCCAAGCCATTCATGAAAGAATGTTTTCTCTCCGTTAAAACTACACATACATAACAATAACCATAATAATTTTGAATGTTCTTTTGACAACAAGAACCAATTTTTGTTATAGTATTCGTTTACTGATATTACAAAGTGTTTTTGTATTTCCGATGATTGACCTTTAACATTGCTAATGTATCTATTTAAAATAAACAATTCACCCTTAAGGCCTTTTTGATTTACTTCATCAAGTTCGTCCCATAACTCGCGAATGTTCATATCTACTGCTTGAATCTTTTCTTTTAGTTCTACTTTATCACTCATGCTGCATCCTCGTCATCAATAATTGGTACTATTGCCGCTTCAAAAGACACAACGGTCCTAGTACCGGTTCCGTTCCATGGATATGTAAGATGTGCTAAACAACTTGGAAACACTACAAGGGTACCAGGCGATGTATCAGTTTTCCATGTATCTTGCATAACAAATCTAGATATATCTTTAATTTGCGGCATTTTTAAAACAAATTGACCGTCGGAAGGGTTACTGTTAGCATCAAGACTAGGTGTGCTAATATAAATGTTGCCACTAATATTACTACCTAGATGGCTATGCATGGTTTGATAATTTCCTGATGTTTGCTGGGTAGTCCATACATTTGTAATTACTGGTTTACATATTTTCAAATCAGTTGTACCAGTTTGCACAGTTACTAAATCCATGTACTCTTGACACACTGTCTCTAACCAAACAATAAGCCAATTAATATCAAGTTCAACTTTTGCAGGGTACATTTGAATATGAGATCCGCCCACTAAACTAACAAATGGATTATCAGCTTCGTGTAACTCGGGATGCAAATGTAATTGATTGGTTAAATTAAATAACTTGCTAAATTCAACAGGCGGAACTTGATCCGCTGCAATAATAGTTGGGGCAAAATACGCTACTTTAAATGCCATATATAATCCTATAATAATTTATCTAAATGTATCATCTCACTCTGACGAGAAACTTCTTTAACAAAATATACACATTCTGGTTGATCTTTATTCTGTAAAGGAGTTGCTAATAAATGGCCAACTTTCATTTTTGGAAAGTACCATTTAACATCATTGTAAAAATTTATAATTTCAATTTTTTTAAATTCAATTCTAAAATCAGATATTGGATTAAACACAAGTGCATCAAATCCTCTATCATTTAAACTAGTTAATGGTAATATTTCAATGTGAGTTGCACTACTACCATCACCTACTGCAATGCACCAATCAATTGGCATAGTTACTTCGCTGTCACCAATCTTTAATACAATAGCCGGAGCGTTAAACGATTCTAAATATATTAGCGGCATAAAAAAGAAATCCGGTTCTTGCGGATTGCTATTATCTAAAATGCCAAATCGCATACTGTCGTCTACTTCGTCAGGCAGGTTATTTAAAGAAAACGATTGATTATTTACTGTGAGTATATTCATTTCCAATCTACCTTATTAATTTCAAATTCATATTTTGCATCTTTATAGAATTTCTTTCTTTCTGTTAAGTGTTTTTTAGCATACTTGCAGGTACTAGTAATATCATAAATTTGCACAAAATCTTTATCATGTGCCTTTCTAATTCCTCTACCAATACTTTGAATAACTCGTGTAAAACTTTTACCCGATTCAATTAACACCAAATTAAAAATTCTTGGAATGTTAATACCTACTGCTGCTACCCCATACGTTGCTACGATAATTTTGTTTGTTGATGTTTTAATTTCGTCGTACTCTGTTTTTCTATCTTTTGTTTTTACATTACCTGATACAAATACTGCATCTGGGATATTTTCAATTAACAACTTGCCACTTTCAATTCTACCAACTAACACTAACGTATTGCCAGTTTCTGCAATAGTCTTAATAGTATCGCTAATAAACATCATTCGATCTTTATTAGTAACTTGATATGTTATTTCATCCGAATAAGATCTAAATGATGGCAAGTCGATCAGTTGTAATACCTTAACATGGCACGCTGATAGCACACCTGCATCTTGTAATTCGTGTGCTTTAATGCCTCCAATGACAGGACCTATACTTGCAAATATTTGTTCGTATTCAAACTTTTCTTTAGGTATAGTACCAGTTAATCCCCACCGGATTGGTGCATTACATAAGTTGTGAGTAAGTAAATTCTTTAACACATCAGCTTTTGCCATATGCACTTCGTCTACAATTACTGCACAAACACCGTCTAAAAATTCTGCTAATGTTATAATATCGTGTTCTAAGTTTTTACTTTTCTTATCTAATATATTAAGACTTTGCCAGGTGCATATAGTATGTGTTTTGTTTAAATCTTTTTTATCGCCATAATACATACCTACATCTAAATCAACGTTTACAAAATCTTCATGAGTTTGTTCAACTAAACTTTTGTTTGGTACAATGACTATTGTACGACCTTGTGACTCGCATATATGTGCCAGTGTAGCAGTTGTAATTGTCTTACCTGCACCTGTTGCAATTTCTTGTAATGCCTGCGGTTGTTGTAAAAACTTGTTAACGGCGTCTACTTGATAATCTCTTAACATAATAGGTTTACCAACATCATTATGTCCTACTGGCCATACTTTGCCTAAGTCTGCCCAATATGTTTCAGTAATTGGTGTAAAATCTAAATTAAATGGTTTACGCAAATCTTCAATGTCGTCTATTGCAACTCCCATCTTATTAAGTATTGCAAGTATCGATTCTAAGTTGTTTAAGTAACCGGTACCGCCTATACCAAATAAGCTAACTGTACCATCCCATCTGCCCAACTTAAACGAAGGTTGATATCTAGCATACGGCACTTCATATTTGAATGCACTTGCTAGCTTCTTCCTTGCATCTAATGGTAAATGTTCAAACTTAATATTAACTTCATCTTTTATAATTAGTTTGACTCCCATTTGTTCCTCGTTTCTATAATTGGTTCTACGTGCGTATACGATATGATTAAATCACTGCTATTCGCATACACTGCAGTTTTGCTATGTCTTAGTGTATTTTTAATACAAAGAACACTCATTGGTCTCCAAGTTTCTTTAAGGAAGAATTTTGGTAATTTACCACCAAGCACTGCTGCAACCTTTGTATTATTGTTTAGTACACTATTATACTGTCTTTTTCCAATCCCGTCATTAAACATTTTTCCATCGGGTGTATTATCTAATCTAAAATGGAATCCAATGTTATCAGTGATGCCGTGATCAGTTAGCGCCTGAGATAACTCGTTAAACTGTGTTATGGTTGTAAAATCAGTTGATTGTTCAAATACTACTAATAACGGAAATCGTTGTAGCTCTACTAATGATGCAACTACATTGGATATTGAATATGTATTACTATCAATCCAAACTTTAGATTTTTCACGGGTTGCAATTTGTTTAGTTAATTCATTAGTAGTCTGGCATTCAACAGTTGTTGAATATTGATATCTTAGTCGTCTATCAACTATGATGGTAGGATCATTAGATTCTAAATCTTTTGAAATAAGGGTTTGAAATCTAGTATGTTCTAATTTGTGTACATCGTACATATCTTTAAAATCTTGTTTATCCCATAGTCTAATTGTGTTGTAGTAATCTCGTAACTCTAATTCAACTTCAAACTTATAAGGATCTAATAGTTGTATAATAGTTACAAGATTAGATTCAGTAAAATCTGCATAGTATAACGATCCGGATTTAACTTGCCATAACACATCAGACAGCGGTTTTAATTCATTACGAATCGTACTTGAAAACGTAAAATCAATTGCAATTACACCAGTATAGTTTTCTTTTAACACATTAATGTTAATTTGGTCAGATCCTGCAGGAATATGATATATGCGTTTTACCTCTGGTAATATACGAAATGATTTCTTCCATAATGGGTTATTGATATAATCTGCATAGTGTTCATTAGCTAACAGCATAAATGGCGCGTAAATTTCATTGCTTATTATTTGAAGTAATAAATTACCTTGTTTTTCGGTAATGTATGTATCAGTTTGCATTGCAGTATGTAAACTTTGCAATGTACGGCTATCTCTTGATGAGAACGGAAGAGGGGTTGTCATAGCTTCGAGAAATACAAAATGAAGCAGATTGTCAATTGTGTTCATGTGTTATACACCTAAAGTAGTGACGGGCACTAAGCCCGTCATGTTAGTTTAAAGGGTTGCGTCTTCCATGCCTGCACATCTTAATCGTATAATATTACTTAATGCATACGATTTTTGATCTAAGGCTTTTGTAATACCCAACCATTGATTTCTTATTAACGCAAATTCATTTATAATTTTTTCATACTCGATTACTTCATCTTCGCCTTCTACATATTTTTCACAATCACGACTGCTTAATGCCCTTGCGTATGTTTCTAAATACTTTCTAAAGTGATAACTCTTTAATCGTTTAAGTTCAATATTAAGGAACTCTAGGATAGCTTCAATTTCTTGAAGCTGTCCATATCTGTGTTCTACAATGCCAGGCATTGCTGCAGATGCCTTTTCTACGTTTCCTGCTATTTTACATTCTTTTTTGGCATCTGTCAATTCTGATTCAAAGTGCAAAATACCATCCGGTAGTCTAGTAATGTCTCTAGTAATTATACCGTACCAACTCATTAAAACTCCAAGTCATTGTAGCCGTCATCTTCGTCTTCATTGTCTTCTAAATAATAGTTAATTGCTTGGTCTAACGTAGGATCAATTCCAGTAGCACCTAAAAAGGTGCGATCAGTTGATCCAAAGTCTGCTAATAATTCAATAAATCTTTCAGCAGCAATTTCTGCTTGTTTCTTATCAATGTAATCTGCAAATAATAACCATACATCAGCAATTTGTGTTTCATTCAACATTATCGTCCTCCGTAACGTAATTGTCAATATCGTCTGCATCATCAATAATATCTAATAATACAGGTTCGTCAGTAAATTCGGCCATTGCTCGTTCAAGGGCGCCGTTAGCATTACTTTCCCACTCTTTACGGTATTGTTTAATTTCAGTACCGTCAGTAGCCACGTATTTAAGTCTATTACCATCTTTTTTCAAAATGTTCTTTTTTTCAAATAAATCAACTAATCCGCTAAATGGATTCATACCGGTTGTATATGGAATTTTAATTTGTAGTGTTTCAAATGGTTTAGCATAACGTGTTTTCATAATCTTACAAGAGGCACGAATACCATTTACTTCACTAACTTTGTTACCGTCTTCGTCTTCTTTTAGTTTAAGTTTTTTCATTGCTACTACAATGCTTGATGCATAAACAAATCCTTGACCACCTGATATTTTATCATCAGGATCAAACATATCTTGACTTGCATACGTATGATTAGTACATACTAATCCAACGTTGTGACTACCAAACATATTAACACAATTACGAACAAGTGCAGTAAGTGCTTTAGGTTTACGACCCATATCACCTTTTAAATCACCTGCTTCAAATTGATTAATATCAGTCGGAGTTAGTAACATACCTAAAGAATCTACTACAAATAATACTTTTGGTTTGTCTTCCATTGCTTTGTATTCTTTCATAAACTCACTAATAGTTTTAGCTACATCGTCAATCATAGCCATATTAAGTTTAAGAAGTTTTTCTTCAGTAGTATCTACACCTAATGCGTGTAGCCATGATTCGTCAAGTGCGTTTTCTGAATCAATTAGTACTACGTATATTCCTTGTTCTTGTGCATTTTTAACAATGTTACCTGAACAAATATAACTTTTGCCTGCACCTGACTCGCCTGCAAACACAGTTACTTTACCTAGTGGAATGCCTTTATGGAAGTCTGAACTAATAAGGTAGTTAAGTGCATAATTGCCGGTACCAACCCAATCAGTAGGATCATTAAAGCCTACGCCTAAGCCGTCAATACTTTTTGTTAGAGTTTTTCGAAATTTTGTTAAATCAAAGGGTTTTGTTGCCATGGTTATACTCCTAATAATGTAACGTAGCAAGACCCCTTGCTACGTTAATCACTGTTGTGTTAAGCGCCGCGATTTCTAATTTTTGCTAAGATATCAGCTGCTCTTGAATCACTTGCAGGTGCTGATTCAGCTACTGCAGGCTGTGGAGTATAGGTAGTAGCAGGTTCATCCCAAGGCATAGCTTCTTCGGGTGCATGTACTACGGGTGCAACAACTGGAGCTACTGTAGCAGTAGGAGTTGCAGATGATGTAGATTCGTCTGCTGAAATACCATACGGTCTAAAGTATTTGCCCCAACGTTCGACATCATATGCTTCACCATTTACTGATGCTTCAAACATTTCCATCATAACTTTGAGTTCAACTTCATTTGGTTTTTTAGGTAAGTATTCTGATAAGTCAGTTAAACCAAATTTATCAATTGCTGCACGTTCTTCTTCACTCAATGGACGTGTGCGTCTGCTCCATGTTGATGTAGAGTAATCTGCATAACCACCTTTAGAACCAACTTTTAAACGGAAGTCAAAGCCGTTAACGTAGTCTGTAGGTAATTCTGTAAACTCGTCATCAAGTAATGCTGCATGAATTAATTTATAAATTTGTGGTCCAATAACAAATCTGCGGATTGGATTTTCTGGTTTTTCTTTTTCGTCTAAGCCATCTTCAGGAACAAAGCCGTGGAAGATATATGACTTCTTTTTCCAGTATTTACGGCCCATTTCTTCTAATGAAGGATCTTTAAACCAAGGACGAACTTCTGAAAGAATTGGACATACTGCACCGTCGTTGTACATTTCAACGCATGGAACATTTACTACTACTGGTTTGCTATCGGTACGACCTTTGATACCTGCGAAAGGTAATTTGATTACAGAACGTTCAGCCCAGAAAAAAGTATTGTTTGGGTTGCCGTCTGGTAAGAATCTAAAAACTGCTTCACCGCCATTTTTAATAGTCCAGAAAGGATAAATTGATTTATCACCGCCTGTGTTGCTATCTGTGCTACGTGTTTCTGCCGCTTTTAATTTTGCTCTGATTTCTGCTAAAGTTGCCATATTATAATTTCCTATTGTGTTTTGAGTTAACACACAGGTTTTACCCTGTGTGTTATATAGCCTATGTGTTTTATTACTAATATTTTTTTATGTTTTATACTTTAATATATAATACCTTACTTTTAAAGTATGTGCATATTATATACTCTATTATTTATATGAGCAAGTGAAATCTTTCACTTTTTCAATTTATTTTACCAATTCACTAATTGTACTATTCTAGCTAAACTTTCGTCTTCACCAAATGTAACAGATTCTTTTACAGGTGTTGTTAATGAAGCAGGTGGATTATTTAAGTAATCTGTTTTTGGAGCATATGCATCCGGTGAAGTTGGTAACACCTTGTCATATGCCTGTGCAGTCGTAGTAGGTGACAATACGTTGTTAAATGGCTGTGCAGTTGGGTTATTTAAATTAGGTGCCGGTTCAGTTTGTCTATTAGTAGCAACCGATTGATTTAACGAATTATTCATTGAATCGGTTTTAAATTGTGCTTCATATGCATCACTAGTATTTTGATCCATAATTCCAGTCGGTTGCAACGGCCAACCTTTTGCCATTAACGCTTGCTGAATAGCAACTACTTTAGGATCTGATTGTTGACGCTGCATTGTCGGCGGAGTTACTTTTGGAGCAGTATTTCCAGTTGGCGGAGTAACTTTTGGAGCAGTATTTCCAGTTGGCGGAGTAACTTTTGGCGCAGCTGGTTTTAAACCAGTCCAACCAGGCGGGGGTTGAATTCCTGCAGCAGCCAGTGCCTGCATAGTTTGCGGTCCAATGTCACCGTCGACAACTAATGGCTGTCCGTCAAGTTGTTTATGGCTTGTCTGGAATGCGCTAACTTCTGCATCAGTTTGCGGCCATTTGGATTTAAACTCGTTTTCTCTACCTCTAAGGTCATTTTCTCTACCTCTAATGTCATCTTCTCTACTTTTGTATTCGTTTCCATTTGCGTCTGTACGTGCAAGTTCATACAACGCTAATGATTCGTTTAATTTATTAACCCTTGATAAGAGCGAGTTTTCTGTAATCTTTTTCATCTGTTATCCTCGTGCTAGCTGAATGATTCTAGCTAAACTTTCTTCTTGTTTAAATGTAACATCCTCTGCTACGCTATCAGTCGGCTTAAGAACAGTGCTACGTGGTCCATGCGGTGTTTGAAAGAACTGTCTCGGATATGCCGGTTCTCCATTAAATTTACGTCTAAACTGTGATGTACGATCAGAATCTTGTGGATTGTTAGTAAAGTCTCCATTGAATGTTTCAGGGCTGTAATACGGGTCGTAGAATGCATCTTCTTTACTTGGTTGGAAAGGTCTTTCACCTTTAGGATTAGGAGGCATAAATGGACGTTCGAATGCACGTTGCTTTGCAGTATCGTCTAGACTTTCTGGTTCATCTAATTGCTGTGGTGCTGGTTGCGATGTTGCAGGCGGAGCATTACCAAACGCTCGACGTATTGTGTCTATATCAGCAGGTGTAGCTGCTCGTCCATTTGGAGCTACACCGTTAGCTGGTTGATTTTGAGATCGACCGAATAACTGTTTCAATTCAGCCTGTGACCCTACGCGTTCACCTTCATGTATGTGTATCGATTCTAATAACGACTTAACGGAATTTAGAAGAGCGGTTTCTAAAGTTTTTTTCATAATTATTTCTCATTGTTTTGTGCATTTTATGTTTATCAATGCTATCAAATTTACGTCTGCCACCAAATCCCTGTAGCTCTTTCATCAACATTGCAATGTCTTGACCGTCATCATCTTCAGGTTCTTGGTTGCCTAATCCGGCTAGTCTTAATACATCAGTCTGTTCTTGATCGTCTGAACTTGGATCTAATTTATTAACTTTTTGCATTACATATTTTACATCGTCGTCTGATGCATTGCTGTATTCGTCATCTTCATAGTTTTTCTTAATAATAATTTTAACGCGTGTTCCGCCAACTGTAAAGTTACGGTCTTCTGCATTCCAAAATCCTATAATTGATCTTAAAATTTGATTAACACCTGAAATGTTTTCTTCTTCCGGTTCACCACCTTCTTGATCATTATCTTCTACTTCATACTCGCCAAATCCCGCTTCACTAGGTGTCATTCCACTTTCTCTAATAAGATCACGGATTGTCATACCTTCTGCAATTGGAGTATCTAAGTTAGCACCCGCAGCTTTAGCTTTAATAAACTTAGCTTTCATTTTAGATTTTTTAGGATTAATTCCTTCTGCAACCGGTGCTGCTGGTGGTTCTTCACCCGGTGCTGCTGGAGGTACTTCACCTTCTTCACCCGGTGCTGCTGGAGGCACTTCACCTTCTGCGCCTAATTCACCTTCTGGAGGCATACCGCCACCTAAGTCTGGAGGCATACCACCTAACCCGCCACCTAACCCGCCACCTGCATCCGGCATTGGAGCACCTGCATCTGGCATCGGAGCACCTGCATCCGGCATTGGAGCACTAGGTTCAGTCGGTACCGCAGGGGTGCTGTCTGCATCAGGACCAATTTTTAATTGAATTGCTACGTCTGGATCTCGTTGCGTAATATAATTTTGAAGTATTGCACGTATATCTAAATCTGCGTCAACTGTTTTGAGAGAATCAAAAAAAGCAGGATCATTAATTAACCCTTCTAATTCTTCGGCTGCACCTTCTCCATACGCACCGTTAAGCAACGGTTGTGCTAGTAGATCATTCAACTTTTCAATTGCAGCATGCTTAGATGTTAACGACTGACTAAACAATTCATCTTTGTCTTCATTCATAAGATGATTAATAAATGACTCAAATGCAAGCTCTGGATCAAGTTCTTCTTTCTTATGACTTTTATAGCCTTTGTTTTTCATTGAGTGTGCTAATGCCCAAGGATTATCAATTTCCTTGTGTTTTTTCATTGCTTTAACAGTACCTTCCCATCCTTTAGGTGCAGCTTCATCCATAAAGTAATCTGAAGATAATTCACAAACTGGCAACTCACTTTCGTCTACAATGTTATATAAGAACGGAAATACTGTTTTCATTTCTTCATTAAATGTGCGAACAGTTAGGCGTTCAATCCAATCGTTCATAACAGTTTCCGGTATTACTCTTTCTTCTGTTGTAGTAAATGATTCTGCAAATTGTTGATAGTAAGCCGGACGTTGTAAGCTAACAATTTCTTTTTTAACTGCATCAATGCGTTCAATTACACGCGTTGTAACGTCGCCCATTGCTTCTGATATTTGTGATTGGCGACTAACATATCCTTTAAACTTACGTAAACTTGCTAATTCTTCGCTAAGTTTAGTAATATGTTTACCAATATCATCATACGGGATACCACCGTGTTTAATGTGTTCTGCTAATGCACGAGCACCGGGTAAGTGTTTATATGGATATTTGAATCGTTCGCCGTCTGCATTTTCAATGTATATACATTCAATATGCATTGTACGGCCTGCAGCTAACTCTGGATTAACAGGTTGAGTATGTTTAACTATTAAACGAGCCTCGCCTAAGTCTTGGTAACTTATTCTAGAAGTACCAAACATTTTACTTTCCATCATTTGTTGTTCCTTGGGTTTTGCTTGAAACTGGTAGTCTCGTTTGTCTAAGTTGCTTTTTCCAATGTTTTGTACATCAAAGTTTAATAAGCGATGTTTAGCAAAGTTTCTAAATGATCGAATGAATTTGTATGCGTTATGGTGGGTCGTATCAGAATCGTTGTCTACTAAATCCCCACTAACTTGCACTACAACTCCGTCGTCTTTATCTAAAGTAATAGTAATAGTTCCAAGTGGTTTGTCATCTTCAGTATACTCAAACTCAAAGAATCGTGCTTTTGGAATATCAACTTTTTTACTCAGTACTGCTGCGTTCTCGTCTCCCATCGTAATGTCTGAAAAACGTGTTTGTATTTTACCATAAAGGTCTAAAGCAATTTTATCTAAATTATTGTCCATGTTTATATTTATCACATATTAGAGGAAACAAATATTGGTAGAGGTGCTTCCCAGTCCTCAATTCGATCTTCAATCCGCATTTTTTCAAATACTAAAGGATCCCATTCTGCTAGTATATCAATCATTCTTACTATTAATAATAATGCTGCTACTAAATCGTCGTGTTGTCCCGGTTTACCTTTAAAACTAATTCCATGTGCAATGAAAGATTTTAATTCGGTTATTAACGGTTTGCTATTAATTACCATCTTATCTTCTTCAACAAAAAATTTTAATTTTGAACATGCAGCAATTTTATTATTAAAGGTTGTATTAAATCCTTTGCGGAATTTTCGAACATGCCCTTTTCTGCCCGGCTCGCTCACAAATAATCCCGGAAATGTTTCTTCTCCTAAGTTGTCAATTACTACTAATGCGCTTTCGCCTACTGTATTATTTTCTACCGACCAATATATTGAATTATATTGATCAGCACCAATTTCGTCTTGTACATATAATAATATATCTCTAAATAACTTTACCTGTCCTTGTATAGGAGTAATGTTATGATGCCATTCTGCAACTTGCACCATTGATGGTAATTCAAAAACAGTAATAGCCGAATAGTCGCCTCCTGTACCTAAACTAGGATCTAATGCAATTAAATATAAATTACCTGCAGTTGGTGTTTTATACCATCGCACTTGCCCCATTTTCATCATAGGTTCTTTACCATACAGCTCAACTAACTTCAAACTGTTTATAAGAGTTTCGTCGTATACTAAAAATTCGCAATTTTTGATTAGAACGTTATTTGCATAATACCTGTGATTCTGTTCAACATTAAACAGATCGTATACTGGTTCTTCATCTAACAGCCACTTAACAGACACGACATTATCAAGTTTGCCATTAACTAAAATTTTTTGTTTAGGCAATAATAATCTACCTTCTATCGGTTTAAACCCATTAAGAAAATATTTATGATCAGGAGTGCTTTTAAGTGAATGACGTTGTGTAGTTACATGAAGTATCTTTTTAACACCTTTAACTAAGATTCCGTCAAACTTGCTCCAGCCGGTGTCAGTTAGCACTGTTAATCCTAACTTATTTTTTATTAATTCTTCCGCGTGTAAATCCATCAAGTTCTGTTCCTTCTTTAAATTGTTTGTTAATTACTCCATTATTATACCAACACATGCCTCTCTTTGATATTTGTAATCTAGGAAGTCTTCCCTTAACAAATCCGTCAGGGCATATATCTTTATAGGTCTCAATAACTCCATTATTAAACCATTGTTTGTCTTTTGCTGATCCAGGTTTTCCTTTTTTGGAGTCACTTATTTTTTTTGCTCTTATAGGACATTTGTTAAACTCATAATAACCTGGTTGGCTTCTAACTAACAGTTGAGTTTCTCTTTCAGATTCAGACCATTTAGTACCTAATGTACGTCCACCAATTCCTGGACGAGCGATACCTTTATTATATGGAATAGTTCCTTTTCTCTGAATACTCATTAATTGTTTGGTTTCTTCAGTATGTTTAAATCCAGTACACCCATCTCCGCCTAGTGTTTTATTTGTTAACGGGCCGGCATGATCAATTAATCGGCCGTACTGGTTAATCAGATCAGTTTCAAGAGCCTTTGCTGCAGCATCTGTTAACTCAGTTTGATACATTTCTATAACCGGAGTTAGATTTTGCGCGACTAATCTAGAAATTACCGCAACTTTTAAATGATTACACGTAGTTTCTGCAGTTTCTGATAAATGATCTTTATATCGCCTACCGTGGCCCTTCCCAATATAAAACGGTTGATTTGCTAAAATACTCATATAACTTACTGTGATGTTAATTGGGGTTTTATAAATATATACATAATACATGCTAGTATTTATCATTTCGTCATATACTATGAACTTAATAATCGCATAATATCGCCCATTGTTAGTTTTTCAATTTTTCCAGATGGCCATTTAACAGTTACAACTGAATCATGCACAATACAACCGTATTCACGTCTAAATTTTTCCTCACCTATACGACCAAGCTCTTCTTGTTTCCATGCATCGTCACGATCTGGATGATCCCACCAATCTGATCTAAATCCAGAAAAACCGTTAATGCCAACTTTGTCTGCTTTCTCATTGCCAAACTCGTCAAAAAACTGTTGACTTTCTTTCCATATAGTAGCAAATTGATCTTCGTCACTATTTGGTGTAGATGTAATAATACAACGTCCACCAGTTGCTAGTGTGGGTGATATAGAAGTCCAAAATTCTTCAGCAATGTTAGGTTGTAAGAACGCAAACTCATCGCAATACAATAACGAAATAGACATACCTCGTCCTGTAGTACCAGTAGTAGTTTGACTTACAATACGAGAACCGTTATCAAACTCCATAGACCCTTTATTATAACTTACTACCCCTGCACGTAAGAAGTCCGGACATAGTTCGTATCCGTATCGTATACGTTGCATAATCTCTTGAGCACCAGTATATTTGTGCGCTGCAATTAGAATAGTTTGATCTGGATGAAACATTGCAAACCATAACAAGTACGCAGATGCACAGGTTGTTTTACCACTTTGGCGAGGTAACATATTAATATTAAACCGATGTGCATGATAACAATTTAACAAGTTAACTTGATAATCAAATGGTTCAAATAATAATTTACCTTTTACTGAATGCTGAATGTGAAAGAAGTGTCTTGAGAAATAAAGATACCCAACTGCTGGATCAGAGCACATTTGTAAATCAATAATCTGTTGTTCTTCAAATCGTTCAGTTTTATGTGCTTTTTTTGTTAAAACACCGTCAAGACTTTTACCCATAATAATCCTTTTTGTATTATGTATTTACAAAAAAAAGCGGACAATATGTCCGCTTTATGATTATATTATAAGTAGCTGTTAGTGTTTTCGAGATTTTACATCTTCATATAACGAAAACAAGTTAGTAACTAATGATTCATGAAAATGATTACGTTGTGGATTTTCTCCACCATTTGTTTTTAGAGCGCCGCCTTTTTTGCTTGCTAAATCATCACCAGTAAAAATTACTGCGTCTCTATCAAACACTTTTGATCCTTGATCACCGGGTATAGAATTTTTAAAACTATCACCGATTACAATTTCTGCATCGTCGGAATTATCTGGCATGTCTTTAGGTTCAGTATCTGAATCTCCGCCAATGCCTTTTAATATATTCATTAAATCGCGAATGCCGTCTGCACCTTTACTATTAATAGTAACGTTCATGTTTAATGATTCTTCAGGAGGAGGTCCACCTTGAATAATAGCTGCCGGCATATCGCCGCATTCTTGAATAGAAGGATCACACCCTTCATCAATGTCTTGCATTGTTTGCATTAACTTTTTAAAATCCATTAAAATTTCCCTAATTTAGAAGTTGGCAATGTAACGCTTCTAGAACCAAGTACACTTGATGAGCTAGATTTTTTATCAACTTTAACAGTTGCTGATTTATCAACAGGTGCTTTTTTTGCTAATAGTTTGTCGTTAACGCCTTTATATTGATCACCTTGATGCTTAACTTTTCCAAGTTCTTTTAACAACGCCATTTTTTGTGCCTCTCCAACTAAGTTTTGATTACATTCTTTATCGTAATCTTTACCTAATATTGATTCGCCTGATTTGTTATCATATGCATGATTAAGATCTTGTTCTTCTTGTTCTTTAAGATTACGAACTCTAATACAGCTTTCATGTAATCCTAATGAGTCTGCTGCAATTTGTCTTATTTGAAAACTAGTTGCAGGATAAGTTAGTACTACATCATATGTTGTAGTGCCAATATTTTTGTGATCAGGAAAGTCAACTTGTGTTTCCTGAATAGGTGTGCGTGATCCTGTAGAGAATGATTCTACAGTAAATCTTTCTAAAGCACCTTTAAGTTTACTAATTTTTGAATCATCAAGTTCTTCAACGACTTTAATTTTAAACTCGTACACTTGTTTTGATTCTAATAAATATTGTCTAAATGATTTCATAATGTATCCTTGATATTATATTTATTTCATATTCTTTAATTTTTCGATAAGACTATTACGGTCTGTAACAATAAATCCTTCGCCTGAAATATTAACGCCGTTGTCTTCCGGATGGCTATCGTTATCCATCTTTTGTTTTTTAAGTTGAAGTTCGATCATTTTAAGTTTTTTATCAATTTTTGCTGATTTAGCATCAATTGCATTTTTAAGCATACTTGCTGCTACTTCAAAAACCCGACCACTATATCGAGCTTCAACGTTCATACCTAAATCCATTAAGTCGTCATATGCATCAGTTGCACGTTGTGCTAACGCATCAAATTCTGAGTCACTTACATCACCTAATCCTTTTACTTGTGGTAAGGCTGCTGAAATTTTATCAAACTCATCAATGTCTCTAAATAATGGTACTGCAGTTGCTGGAGGTGGGGGTGCGTCGGCTTCTTTTATAATAGTCTTACTTTCTGGTAAATTTAGGAGCTCTTCCAATTTGCGTGTCATGAATTATCCTCATATAGTATACTATTTAAGTTATTTAGAACCGTTATGAAAAATATCATTTTCATTTATAACTCTAAATACTAATCCATGTTGTTTGCAATATATCATTGCTGCAGCCCACTTGGCTTGATTTTTGATATATTGTGCTTGATTGTATCTGTTTTTACCAACTCGTTCTAAAATATGCTGGCTTGCAGGTTTTATTTCAATTACTTCGTTGTGTATTATATGATTTTTATCTACATATTGAATAAAGAAATCTGGGAGATAGATTGTGTTACGATTAGTTAATGGATCTCTATATGGTATAGTTATTGCTTCACTTGCCCACTTTTGTATAGCAGGATTAGTGTCACACATTTGCATAAAGCTCATTTCCCAAGAACTTCGATAGTATGGAATTTTAGTTCCTACATATTTTCCTGGATTCTTCGGAGTATATTTACCTTTAGCAAATTTACGACTACTCATACTAATACATTTCTTATTTCATAAGTATTTTCAGGTACTGCAATTCGAAAACCAATTAAACTTGTCTTTTGTCGGTATGCATTAATAACCTGTGCTACAATCTGATTTAGTTGAAGTGCCGGAAATGATTTAAGTGTATCAAGTAACTCAAATACGTTTACATTATCAAGCCTTGCTTGGTTTAATAACACAATCGCAGTAGTTCTTGCACTAGTTATATCAAAATCTCTGCGTTGGAAAAAGCCAACAACTGCATCGATTTCCCCTGCAGGAAACGTAACTTCTGTTTGATAGTACCTATCAAAGAATTGTTTAATTTCTATTTCTTTAGTAGTGTCTAATGGTAAATTTGTAATCATATAACGTTTGCATACCCCGGAGATCTTCCTGTTGGTGTAGTTGTTGGTGCAACAGTAGTTGTAGTATTTGTTTGAGTTGCAGTAGTTGCAGTTGACCCAGTCTGTGGCACATTAACACCATTAGTATTAGTTGCTACATTTTGATATAACGTAGGATTTACTGCTGTAGTTGCTGTAGTTTTAACAACATTAGTAGCCGCTACATTATCAGTAGATGCTGAAAACCCAGGCGATCTACTAAAAGTAGGTGACGTACTAAGGTTGCGAGGGTATTCTGAAGTTAATGGTGACGGAACCCAATCATAATGAACTGCACCAAACCCTTCCATCTGTCCACTATCAACAAACCCAGTATCGTAATGCACTGCTTCGTATGCAATTTTCATATCAAAATTGTGTGCTATATTTTGAGAATATTCTAATTTATTACCCATCCAACCTACGATAATTGGATTAACTAATCTATAACTAACATATTCATGTCTAGCCATTTGATATATAGTGATGTAATTAAAGAACGGAGCAACTCGACCGTTGTAACCATATGGACTAGTTATAGCCGACGATGCTTTTGTAGCATTTTTACTATATGCGCCCTTTGCTGTTGCAACCGACGGATCAGCATAATGATATCGATAGTATGCTTGCCAAACTTGGTTTATTAATCCCATATTATCGTCATGAAATAAAATGTTAACATCATTATACTTATGTTGATATTGGACTACTTTTTTTCGGTTATACTGATTAAGTACTTCTGAACTAACAGTATACCCAGGCAAATCTGCAGATTTAACTAACAGATTTATTTCTTCTTTTAATGTTTTTAATACTTTTATATTAATATTCTTAGCCGAAAGTGCAGGCCAGTTGATATTAAATGCAACATGGAATAAGAACTTGTTTTTAGGTAATAATCTGAACTGGTCGTCAACAAACGTCCGTGATGCATGTTGCTGGCATCTGATCTGTTCAACAGGATCGGCTGTTAAGTATTTGGTTTCGATGAATGACATACATATATTTATCTATTTGATAAACTGCATACTTAATATACTAGTCATAAAAAAGCCCGTTTGCACGGGCTTTTTAATTGGTTGCTTATTAAGTACCGCTGCCACCACCGCCCATAAGGCTTGTTCCGGGAACACGCGCAGTGTTTGGATCACCGATAGCACCACCTGCAGTTTGAATACAGTTATCTGGTTGTACAGAAATTGTAATTTCTACTGCGCCAGCATCAGAATAAATTAACTCGTTAAAGTTACTTGATTGCAAATAACAACCGTAACATTCCCAAGTTTCTAAGATGTTAGCTTCTGTAAAGTTACCTGCGTTACCACCATCTAAAACACTAATGGTCATTTTGAATTTATAATCACCTGCAGCAGCAGCTGAACTTTGTTCAAAAAAGTCAAATTGTTTCTGATTTTGTTCGCCAATAACTTTGTTAACAACACCTGATGAATCGTCACGTATGTTAATCGAAATTGGTTTCCATGTAGGTTTCCCTGCATAGTTAATTTTACTGTTGTAAACTTCGATTACTTTGTTTTCAAATTCAACTTGTGGTCTTGCAGCTTTTACAATTTGTTTTGTCAACTCAGTAGTATCTTGAGACACGCCTAAGCCGTCAAAAGATACTTTGAATCTATATTTAAGTTTAGGCATTAATAAGCCTGTATTATCACTCCCATTAATTGGAACTGAAAAGTTTGATAATGATGCAATTGACATTTATTTTCTCCGTTTATCCAAGACCTTTAATTTCACCGGTGTTTTTCAAACGTAATGGAATGTAAATGAATTCCACTGCTTTTGTCGGTTCAATTGCGATATCAAGGTACAATTCGCTGCGATCGATTCTTGCAGGTGTATTATTAGAACTATCACATACTACAACATAGTCATACAATGCACGTTGTCCCATCAATTCAAGTAACATAGCTTCAGCAGCATGTTTGATTTGTTTACGAGTTGCTTCGTCGTTTGGTTCAAACAAGTACGGTCTAGCTAGCAAACTAAATTGTCTACGTAAAAATACTACTAAACGAGCAACATTAATACGATCTAATGAACTTGCATTTGATGCACGAGTATATTGGCCAAAGTTTACTAATCCAGAACCTGCAATAAATGTAATTGGATTAACTTTAACTTCTGCTAATGTATCACGTTGACCGGCATTTAATGCAACTGTTTTAAATTCACCACCGGCATCAACATACCCAACTGCAGTTGCGTTATTAATAACACCTCTTGAAGTACCCGCAGGTGCAAACCAAGGATAGCTAATATTATCACTTAATGCAATAGTACGTAAGATCATGTAACTTGGCGGAACTACAATGTTATTTCCAATGTTGTCACTTGTGTAACCCCATGGATAAAAGAACGCCATGTATTCGTCACTTGATGCTAAACCGTAATCGTTGTCCTCAACTGCTAGTGCAACGTTTTTACCCCAGTTGCTTAATGAAGTTGCATCTGCTGTTAAACGAGCAGGTGTATCAGCAACAACAAATGCAGTAATTCCGCGATCGTAGTTTAAAATTTTCATTTCGCCTACTAATTCTGGATAACCCGGACATGCAATTAAGTTGAATACATTTAACTCTTCTTCACGAATTGCTTGGTTTTTGTTTACTAACGCTTGCATAGATTGAACAACTACTTTGCGCTGTGCATGACGGCCAAATGCGCCTGAACCATCTTCATTGTTAGCAGCTTCACTAACCCAAACATTTTCGTTGTAGTTAATCATTGATTCGCTACCGGTTCTCAAGTTACGATCTAATTTGTTAACATATTTTTTTGCATAACGTTTTACGTTAAATCCGCTTCTACGCAAGTTCCACAACAACATACCTTTTGGATATAATGCAGGATTTGGAGCATCAAAGTCTAAGAAATCTGCAGCTACGCGAGCTTCGTCACTTAAACCAGACCCGCCTAACAATTCAACAATTGTTGATGGATTTGGTGAAACACCATTTGTGTTCCATCTTGCATCGTCGAATAAAATACCGTTTTCAGTAGTTTGATCAGTTTTGTCAACTAATTCCCACTGTTTAGTAAAGTTAATGTATTTGTAAATTTGTGGATAATTTTCAGTATCTGAAGAATCAATCCATAAATCACCTTCTACTAATGCAGTTTTATCAGATTGTAATGTTGGTTTTGTTGCGCTAATGATTGGACCTTTTGGATCAGTTGCACCTTCACCTTGACCGTGATCAAAGTTACGATACGCTTTCCAACGTTTATTCCCGTCATTTATCATAATATCAACATCATCTCTGTTAGCATCATACCATAATTGACCATCAACTGGATTACCTAATGGTGCATTTTCACTTGACACTACAAACGATGCAGACCGATCAATGTTGTATTCAGTCCACAAACTTGCAATGTACATGTTAGCAGCATTCGTACTATTAGTTTGTCGGTGATAGAAATTAGTTGTATTAGTTGGATCAAACATTTTACGGATTGCGTAAGGCGGTGCGTCAACAAATAAAA